GGTGCTATTCCCGCTGTAATGTTAAGTCAATTTTTTAACGTTCCTATGCGTCCGTTAGAAGTGTCGTTAAGAGATGGCGGTCAGTGTGTTAGCGATCTAGGCATGGCCGAGGATGCATTCGGGCATAACGAAGATCCCAAGAACATTCTTATTGTAGACGATATCAACGACCAAGGATCAACTATTGCTTGGATCAAGCAAGACTGGCCAAGTGGTTGTTTTCCTAATCATGTTCAATGGACTAAAACATGGGGACATAATGTTCGGTTTGCAACATTAACTAATAACCTAGCTAGCAAAGAAACTGTCGACTATTCAGTATGGGAAGTCAACAAAGCAGAAGAGGATTGCTGGCTAGTTTATCCTTGGGAAGAATTTTGGCGCAATGATAACTGATATCGAAAGAGCTTTAAATGAAAAACGAGCACCCTGGACAGCTATTGAGTACCGGACTAAAGACTACTGGGCGTTTAGAGACGCATACGCTGTCACGGAAGGACATTTGCTTTTTGTGCCAACCTACGAAAAATTTGACAACATCGTTGAATGCTACAAAGCAGCCTACAAATTTGGTTACGAGGGAGTCGTATCCGAGAAGTGGGACGCTTTCAACGTCGGACAGAATTGCGGGGAAGCGGCTGGACAGACTATAATGTATCCGCATGTACACATGATACCAAGGCGCAAAGGCGACATGGAAGATCCAAGAGGAGGAGTTAGACATGTTATCCCAGAACGTGGAAACTACAAAAAAGAAACATAAAAAAGTTGAATTCTATCCCAAGCCAGACTGGTGGAACTGCAACTTGCCAGACGATCATATTGTAGTTGTCAAATGGCACTCGCAAGGAAATGATTGGTGGAATGAAACGTGTGCAGATGTCTTGGAAGTCTTCGGATTGCCTGGACACAGATTTCATTTTACACCTAATCCAAATCATATGAAGTTCACATTTAAAAGCAAAAAGGATGCAGATCTATGTCGAATACTGTTAAGCGAGAAATTGTAATTGTAGTAGTAGGACTAGCTGCCGGTTTCTGTCTTACATTCTTTACATTGCCCAGGCAGACTGCAAAAGTCTACGACTGTAGTATTGCCGAAATTAGTCCGGATATCCCTATTAAAGCTAAAGAAGAATGCCGTAGATTAAGATCAGAGAATATAAAATGATTTACTTTAACATTAATATTCGTAATCCCAAATGGTGGAATCGTTTTGAAAACATTAAGTATTGGGCAGGCGACACTCTAATTAAGCACAAGTTTTGGGAAGTTCAAATTATTAAAAACGACAACCTTTTGCGTGTTGAGTTTGGCGTAACAACACAACAAGATCATGCGGGCATTAACTTAGAACTAGGACTATTGGGCTACGAAATACACTTTACCATTTACGATAATCGACATTGGAACTATGAAGAAAATCGTTGGATGATTTATAGTGAAGAAAAAGGTACGCACTAGTTGACAAAAACCTAAATAATATGTATACTAATACAAAGACATCCACGTCATTAACTCGGAGAACTATAATTGACAAATGAATTTAAACCAGATCCAGTAATAGAAGCTGGAATCAAAACAGAATTTAAAGAAGACAAATATGTACCTTTAAAGAAGGAAGTATATGTCAAAGCCGCAGATGCAATGTCTGACAAAGGCTATGAAGAAGCATATCTAGGTGATACACTTCGCTTTAAGATGAAACGTGATAACAAGCGTTTCTGGGCAGGTGACAACATTAGTGACTATGTGAAAGAAGAAGATATTCCCAAACTAATTGACGAAGCAACAGAAGCATTTGAACGTGTACTAGACACGTTGCTGATCGATCGCGAAAACGACCCTAATAGTAAAGGCACAGCTCGTCGCCTTGCTAAAATGTACTTTAATGAAATAATGGCAGGAAGATATGAACCAGCACCCGATGCAACAGCGTTTCCTAACGATAGTGATGACCGTTATGAAGGTATGCTTGTGGTTCGTAGCGAGTTGCGTAGTATGTGCAGTCATCATCATCAGCCCGTATCTGGTGTTGCCTACATCGGAATCATTGCCGCACAAAAACTTATCGGACTGTCAAAATACACAAGAATCGCGCAATGGTGTGCTCGTCGTGGTACCTTACAAGAAGAGCTGTGTAACGACATAGCTCGCGAAATTGAAAAGGCCACTGGCGCAAAAGATCTAGGTGTCTATATTCAAGCAGTACATGGATGCTGTGAGAATCGTGGTATTATGGCACATAGCTCTTTGACGCAGACTACTGTTCTTAAGGGTGCCTTCAAAGATGACGGCAATACAAAGAAAGAATTCTTTGACAATATTAAACTGCAACAAGAGTTTGCACCGAGGTAATTATGGCAACTAAAAAAGCAAAAAAGAAAGATATTGAAGTAGGTGAACCTACAGTAGTTAAAGGTAGTCACCTTACGGTAACAACGTACCCAGATGGTCGTACAGAACTTGAATGGGATGATGAAGCACTAGCTCGCGATGTTCGAGAAGCAATCGCTAGCGTAGAGACAACACAAGGAGAAACAAATGTCAAAACTAAAAAAACTCGCAAAAGTAAATGAATCAATTACCCTTAATCGTTACGACAACGGTTTTATGGTAGAAGTAAGTGGTCGTGACGAAGATAGTGAATGGAAGACTGCTAAAATCCTTTGCAACACAGAAGAAGAAATGATTGCTGTGGTCAAAGAGTGGAATACAATGGACTTGGACAACTAAGGAAAAATCATGGCCTGGTACACAGTAAAAACATATTACAAAAAATCTTGCGAACAACACGAACATTATGTTCAACGAGAAGGTAATGGACGAATTCTTGTTAAAGAAGGATTTCGGTTTGCAGAGTTTCAAGTTGAAACAAATGATGATAACTTTCCAGAGTTTGAGTTTGTTGAAGTACCAGGCGGTGATGGCAAACTAGATAGTTTAGATATGTACAGTTTGACTGGACCAAATATTGAAAGTTCGGAACTTGTTGAGATGTTTGACGGAGGTTGCTGGGGTGATATCGAAATTGAAGGTATCGAAGACGAGGACGAAATAGCACGCCTAGAAGAGCTAATTAACGAAGAAGGTGCATACGCACTAGAAGATGACGGCGATTGGTATTTAGAAGATACTGAAGTATATGTATGGGGTCCACTCGAAGTTACTAACGACGAAACGGGCGAAGAACGTATTATCTGTGCAGACGAAGATGGCAATGTAGTTGACTTTGAGGTGGACCAATGAAAGATGTATTTGATCTAGAAGATTGGGAAATCGAAGAATGCTTTGATGGCTCTAGTAATGTTGATATGGTTCGTGAAATCCTCGAAAAGGATGGCGTATTAGATGACGACGGATCTATCATTGTAGAAGAATTTGCACAATGGTTTGCCTACGCTATAGAAGGATACATCGATGCAGACGAAGAAACAGAAGAATGGGACGAAGCCTGGAATAACAACTTTGAGTGGGGCAAAACTATTGCTGAAAATCTCAACGATTACCTAAATATGGATGTATAATATGAACTCAGTAGACATGGCAACTGCCTTAATTCAAAGAGCAAAAAACTTACAAGAGTTTATTGTTACAACAGAAGTACCAGAAGATTTTCGTTTTAATGGATTAGTACCATTTGACTTATCTATTAAAGAAGGTATAATATATGCTAAAGTGTATGCTATCGACTTTGACGAAGCATGTAAACAATTAGACAACTTTCTAGAAGGCTGCAAATGAACGACAAACCTCAACATCTATACTCTATTAGCTGGACACAGCCCTACGATCACTTTAACGGGTTAAACACTGAAGAGCTTGCAAATCGCATTATTGAATCACTTATCGACCACAGCGATTTAGCAGATGCACAAAAAGCTCTAGAAAGAATTATGAAACTATGAAATTCTTTGATAAGTGGCTATATGGAAAAGTACGAGATATGTGGGAAAATAAACATAAGTACGATTCCTACGAAGAAGAAAGGGCAGTAAAAATGGCAACAGTTGGCACGGCACAAATGATATCAAAAGGTCATCCAGAAGGTGAAGATCGTATTAGCTTTGAATTAAGCACAGCAATTGGCGGACGTATACTCAATGTTCGTAGATACGATGAACGCAAGGATAGACACGAACACCAAACATACGTTATCCCTAATGGGGAAGACTTAGGTCAACGTGTTGCTAAAATTTTAAATTTGGAACAATATAAATGAGCAAAATAAAAATAGCCGAACTATTTTACAGCATACAAGGCGAAGGACGCTATATGGGCGTCCCTTCTGTATTTTTACGTACATTCGGATGCAACTTTAAGTGTGCAGGGTTTGGCATGCCTCGTGGCGAATTAAGTCAAGAGGCAAACAATATTAATCCCGTTAACTTTACAAAATATGAAGAACTTCCATTGGTATCTACTGGTTGTGACAGCTATGCTTCTTGGGATCCACGTTTTAAGGACCTTAGTCCTATGCTCACAACAGACGCCATCGCAGACAGAATCATGGAGATACTGCCCTTCAATGAATGGCAAGACGAACACCTAGTCATTACTGGCGGTGAGCCATTGTTAGGTTGGCAACGTGCTTATGCAGACTTACTCAATCATCCTAAGATGACTGGTCTAAAAGAGATTACATTTGAAACTAATGGTACTCAAAAGCTATCCGAAGAGTTTAAAGAATATCTAATACAATGGCAAATGCCTAACTTAGACTTTGCTAGAGAAGTTACATTTAGTGTAAGTGCCAAACTTCCATGTTCAGGTGAGAAGTGGGATGAAGCAATTCTTCCAGAAGTAGTTTGCGAGTATGAAGGTTTTGGCACAGCATATTTGAAATTCGTTATTGCTACAGAACAAGACTTTGCTGATGCAGAATGTGCTATTGCCGCATATCGTAAAGCAGGATTTACTGGACACGTTTATCTAATGCCAGTTGGCGGTGTGGAAAGTGTCTATGCGCTAAATAATCGCCGTGTTGCGGAACTGGCGATGAATAATGGATTACGATATAGTGATCGATTACAAGTTCCGCTATTTAAAAATGAATGGGGGACTTAATGATTAAAAAATTCTTTAAAAAGATTACGGGTATTCAAGCAATTGAAGACATGCGTAAGGAAGCAGAAGAATCTGCCATAGCGGCAGTTAAAGAAGCGGCAAGGGCAAAAGCAGAAGCAGAAGCAGCCAAAGAGGCAGAGGAGCTAGCCAAACTAGGCCCAAAAGAACGTGCCAGTGCCCAGGGGATTCCTTATGTTACTGTTTTAGATACGCACGTAAATAAGGACAATATCCGAAATGGGTTTTTCGAGCTTGACTGGAACGAGGAATTTGTGTTACAATTGAAACAAGCCGGTTACGGGTTCGACGGTGATCCAGATGAAGCTATTGTGGATCGTTGGTTTAGACAACTCTGTCAAGACGTTGCTGGCGCAGAAGGTGTTGATATGACTGACCGCGGTGCAGGTTATATTAACGTTCGTAAGTTAACCGAAGGTAAAAGCGAAGTTTCATGACATATATTCTAGTAGATACTGCTAACACATTCTTCCGTGCCCGTCACGTCATTAAAGGTGACGCCGACACTAAGATAGGCATGGCCTTTCATATCACACTTAACAGTATCCGCAAAGCGTGGCAAGACTTTGGAGGCGCTCACGTAGTGTTCTGTCTCGAAGGTCGTAGCTGGCGCAAAGATTACTATGAGCCCTACAAGCGCAATCGATCAGATGCTCGTGCCGCTAAGACAGTAAAAGAGCAAGAAGAAGATACACTATTCTGGGAAACATTTGATAACTTCAAAGATTTTATTACAGAAAAAACTAACTGTACTGTACTACAACATCAGCAATTAGAAGCTGACGATTTGATTGCTGGTTTTATTCAAGCACATCCAAATGATGATCACGTGATCATTTCGACAGACACAGATTTTGTACAATTAATTGCTCCAAACGTCAAGCAGTACAATGGTGTAATGGAGCATACAATTACACACGAAGGCATCTTTGATAAAAAGGGCAAACGTGTAATTGATAATAAGACTAAGGAACCTAAGGCTGTTCCCGATCCACAGTGGCTCTTATTTGAGAAATGTATCCGTGGTGATACTAGCGATAACGTGTTCAGTGCCTATCCTAAAGTTCGTAAGAACAAACTAGAAGAAGCATTTAAAGATCGTAGCAATCAAGGATTCGCGTGGAACAATCTCATGCTCCAACGTTGGGTTGACCATAACGGAACAGAGCACAGAGTTAAAGAGGACTACGAACGTAATCGTCAACTCATCGATCTTACTGCACAGCCTGCTGATATCCGCAAAATTATGACTGAAACAATTATTGCTAACATTAAACCTAAAGAGGTTACACAAGTTGGTATTAGATTGTTGAAGTTTGCACAACTATACGACTTACAAAAGATTTCAGATCAAGCGGCAAGTTACGCTGATCCGTTGAATGCAAAATATCCCGAGAAAAGTTACACATGGCAAGTATTGAATACAAAGGAACTACAATGACAGAAATTCATGCCAAACCAGTAGTAGATGGTAAGTTTTGGATTGTCGAACAGAATGAAAATAAAGTCGGTGTTCTAAAACTTAACGAACAAAGAAAATATATTTTTAGTTCAAAAGATACAGTAACAGTCTTTGATAATAAAAAGAAACTGTTTGAAACTTTTGGCACAGACTTTTTTGTTGCTAAAACTAAAAAAGTAGATTCTGTTCCAGAGGACAAGGAGGTTCATGGCTATCCATCTAGTGCTAATCCATATAATCCAATGTTTGATGTTAAGCGTCATTTACCGTTGTTTACTAAAAGTAATAAATCTAAGTCAGTTTATTGTGCAGGCTATTACATTATTAAATTTGACAAAGGTTGGGTTAAAAGTTTCTGTCCTAAACTCATTACTGTTGAACGTTATCAATACGAAGGTCCGTTTAAAACAGAATTAGAAATGAAACAAAGATTAAACAATGCAAACCGATAAAATCAATACCGCTGTTATAACACAATTTATGAATCAGGTTAAAGCGGCTGATTCAGCTAACCAACGTGAAATTAGATTAGATATTGCAACTGCTAAGAACATTACACATACCTTAGCATTAGTTATGACTAGGTTAGCTGGTAATTACGAAGGTCTATTACAAGCACCTCCTAAAGAAGAAACAGTAGTTTCAGTTCAAATGGATGGTGGTAACTGGAACGAAAAATAAATTAATTCGGATAAATATACGTAGTTAACTGGAGTTACGTATATTATGAGTCGACCTAAGCCAACAATCGTTCTTGAAAGTGTAAACAAAAAAACTTATAAGAGCGATCAAATTTTAGAAGCCGAAGCTATTTGGGCAGTATTCTATCAAGGAAAGCCTTTTAATTTAAAAAGTCAAAATAGCCTAAGTGGATATCCTGGAAGTAAGTATAAAAAGGTTAGTTTTAGTAACCCAGGCCACGCACACAATCTAGCTAAAAAACTTAACGGGTTATTTAATAGCAAAGACTTTGCTGTATATAAACTTACTACTGGCGAAGAAATCAAGTGAATAGAACTGCCTACACAAAAATCTTTTTACAACAGGCTGGACAAGCTCTAAGTAAAGCTAATGTCCAGACTAAAAAAAGAGTGTGGTGGAAAAACAACAGAACTAAAAAAGAAGGCGGCCTTCGATTAACAGATGAAGGTTTGGAATTTCTTACACAAACTTTGGACCTAACTGCATACGAAGTTCCGTTTCCAATGGCCTTTGATCTAACTCCCCAAGCTATTGTATTTTTGGACAGGTTTATCGACTGTCCATATTATCTTACAGAACGCTCAATTACTGTATTTTCGGAAAGAAAATGTTTTGAACTATACTTGTTCAACGGCGATGTCCAAAAATATGGACTTACAAAGGCTATGAAAGCTAGCCAAAACAACGAAGAAAGTACTTGACTTTTTTGCCTACTGGTGTTATACTAATGATACTGCGAAATTAGTTGCAAATCATTTTTTAACAGGAGCATGTAAATGGCAAAAGCAGAAGTAGTCAATCGTCAAGTTAGCCCGAACGGTGCAAAAAACGCTATTCGTAAGGCATTCAAGAAACAGCGTCCTTTGTTCCTCTGGGGTCCTCCAGGCATTGGCAAGTCTGACATTATTCACCAGCTTGGTGATGAAATGGGTGCTCATGTAATTGATATCCGGTTGAGTCTTTGGGAACCTACAGATATTAAAGGTATTCCATATTTTGACTCTAATACTGGCACTATGGTTTGGGGTAGCCCAAGCGAACTACCTACTGAAGAATTTGCCAGCAAATTCCCCAACGTCATCCTATTCTTGGATGAAATGAACTCTGCGGCACCTAGCGTACAAGCCGCCGCTTATCAACTTATTTTGAACCGCCGTGTCGGTCAATATCACCTTCCAGACAACGTTCTTATCGTTGCTGCCGGTAACCGTGAAGCAGACAAAGGCGTTACCTATCGTATGCCTGCTCCGTTGGCTAACCGTTTCGTTCACTTGGAAATGCGTGTGGACTTCGATGACTGGGCACAGTGGGCTACTGACAACCGTCTGCACAAGGATGTGGTTGGTTACTGTACCTTTGCTAAGAAGGATTTGTACGACTTTGATCCCAAGTCTAGCTCACGTGCCTTTGCTACTCCTCGCTCTTGGTCATTTGTTAGCGAACTTTTGGAAGACGACGATACTGCAAACGATACACTGATGGATCTGATTGCAGGTGCAGTTGGTGAAGGTCTTGCTATTAAGTTTATGGCTCATCGTAAGATCAGTTCTAAACTGCCTAAGCCCGAAGACATTCTGTCTGGCAAGGTTAAGAAGATGGACACTAAAGAAATTAGTGCTATGTACTCTTTGACTGTGTCTCTGTGCTACGAGCTCAAAGATGCCGCAGATAAAAACGACAAGAAGTTTAACGAAAAGGTTAACCACTTCTTCCAGTTCATTATGGATAACTTTGAAACTGAATTGGTTGTTATGGGTACCAAACTTGCCCTTACACAATACCAACTGCCTTTGGATCCAGATGAGATTGCTTGCTTTGACGAGTTTCACGACAAATTTGGCAAGTACATTGCGGCTGCTCAAACTAAGTAAGCAGTTCAAAATAGGTGCAGAAATGCACCTATTTTCTTGACATACGTATCAAATGAGTATATAATATACATATACTGAAACAAACAGGAGCAGTTTAAATGGCACATAGTACCGACCCAGTAATTGATAAAATTGTAGTAGCACGAGTTGGCTTGCTCCTACGCCATCCATTCTTTGGCAATATGGCAACCAGAATGAAGCTAGTAGATGCTAGTGACTGGTTACCCACTGCCGCTACAGACTTCCGTAACTTCTACTTTAATCGAGAGTTCTTTGAAAAGATGACTCCTCGTCAAGTAGAGTTTGTCGTTGCACACGAAATCTTGCATTGTGTATTTGATCACATGATGCGTATTGAAAGCCGAGATAAACAAATTTGGAACATTGCCGCTGACTATTGTGTTAATGGTCTGTTGAAACGTGAACGTATCGGTGATGACCCTCCAGTTAAGTTTTTCTATGATCGCAAGTATGACGGTTATAGTGCAGAACAAGTCTACGACGAGATTTACAATAAGTACGACGAAGAACAACTTAACCAATTGGGTCAGTTGTTGGACCAGCACTTAGATCCTGACGGTGATAAAGACGGAAAAGGTCCTCAGTACTCTAAAGAAGAACTGAAAAAGATCCGTGACGAAATCAAAGAAGCAATGATCCAAGCGGCACAGGCCGCTGGCGCTGGCAACGTGCCAGGCGAAATTGCTCGTATGATTAAAGAAATGACAGAGCCTAAAATGAACTGGCGCGAAATGTTGCGTCAGCAAATCCAAAGCCTTGTTAGAAATGACTTTAGTTTTAGCCGTCCTAACCGCAAAGGTCAAATGACTGGTGCAATTTTGCCAGGTACTAACTTTGACAATAGCATTGATATCTGTGTATCACTAGATATGTCCGGTTCTATTACAGATGCAATGGGTGCGGATTTCTTAGGTGAAGTCAAAGGTATCATGGAAGAGTTCAAAGACTTTAAAATTAAAATCTGGTGTTTTGACACTAAAGTCTACAACGAACAAGACTATGACAGCTACAGCTCCGACGAAATTAGTGAATACGAAATCATGGGCGGTGGTGGTACTGAGTTCGACTGTAACTGGGACTATATGAAAGAACACGACATTGTTCCTAAAAAGTTCATTATGTTTACAGACGGATATCCGTGGAGCTCATGGGGAGACCCCGACTACTGCGATACTATCTTTATCATTCACGGTAACGATACTATTGTTCCCCCATTTGGCACTCACGCATACTACGAATTAAGTCACGAAACTGCCTAATGTTAGAAAAGATTAATCCGCTCAATGTTTTGGGGTGCAGGGAGGTAGCGGATCCTCCTCCCCACTTTCATTACATTTTTATAGACCTCAAATACAATATCATAAGTTCAGTTAAGCAATGGATTTATGAAAATCTTACCAATCGCTTTTACCTGGGCGAAAGTCTACAATTAGACAATAATCAATTTACAATACGAGTTAAAATTGGATTCGAAGAGCCTAAAGAAGCCAGCTTCTTTTTACTTGCTTGTCCACTTTTAAAGTATGTAAATCATTAACAGGATATATAATAATACTTACAACCTAAAGGAGTAAAACTATGACTGAAGCAACAACACAAGAAGCACAACAAGCAGAACAAGCATCCGTAGATCTAACTGTACAAGATCTAGCAGGCTTGAGAAGCGTTATTGATATCGCTAGCACCCGCGGCGCATTTAAAGCAGCCGAAATGGAAGCAGTTGGCAAACTATTCAATAAGTTAAATGCATTCTTGGAAACTGTAGCCAAGCAACAACAAGCTCAGGCACCAGCACCAGCAGAAGGACAATAATCACATGGCCGATCTAAAACACATCGGAAGGTTCAAAGCAAATGGACGTAAATGTCTAATTGCTTATAGAACCCTCCCTGGAGAAAGCGATTCGGCCCTTGTCATTCAAACAGAAGCTCTTGCTGATGAAAATCACGATGCGCTAATGAAATTAGTAGAATCACAGGGTGCCCAATCAGCATATGAATTTGCTGAAGTATTAGCAAGAAGCCGTTTCTCAGACGGTAGTGTAATGCTATCAAATCTTCACCTTAATGGTAAACTTACTAAAGTTAAAACCAGTGAGATTGAAGTTATGCCAAACACTAAAGCTACACTTGGTTTAGATCAACTTAATCAATTGATCGCTGAGCAACGTGGCATCAGTGTCAACGATCTAGCGTTAGGCAATCAAACAGCTATTCAAGATGTTGGCAGAGTAAATGAAATCCCAGAACCAGTTTCTGAGATAATTGAACAGCCTGCATTTGAAACTAAAGTAAACGATGCACCGTTAAGCGACGATGATCTTGCTAAGAAATATCGTTCCGATGCTGATCGTTTAAGCAAGGAAGCGGCTCAACTGCGTAGGATGGCTGAAGAGCTAGTTCCAACAAAGAAAAAGGCCACTGCTAGCGTGTGACAAAAAAGACTCTGCCAAAAGACGTAATTGATTCTTGGCCGGAAGTCTTTAGCGATATTGATGTTCATGCCGTACCGTTAGAGTATCTCGATTCTATGAGAATCATTTTTACTAACGGTAAAGTTTGGGACATCAATATTGCTACGTATGCTAAACAAGCAGACATTGACAATCTAGAATCACACCTTAAAGAACTCATTAGTGAATATGAGGAGTCTATTGAACACATAGACTTTCGCCTCGATGTTGCTAAAGTTAAAAAGGATGTGATTAAACATACTAAGAGTTTTCTTAAAAAACCGAAAAGAGCAAAATGATAGCAGGAATGTTTGCAGTTGACGAAGTTGGTGGTATGGGATGGAAAGGCTCAATGCCTTGGCCCAATAACCCCGACGATATGAAATGGTTTAAAGCAACAACTCAAAACCAAATTGTAGTAATGGGCAAGCGTACTTGGGAAAGTCCAGATATGCCTAGTCCACTTCCTGGAAGATTAAATGTTGTTTTTACTAACAACTTTTTTGATCAGGATGATGTAGAGCAAATTAGAGGTGATGTGTGCGAAGCACTAAAAAGCCTAAAGCAACATAATAAAAAGAAAAATATTTTTGTTATTGGTGGCCCTAATTTACTAGAACAGTCTCGACAGGTATTAGAAAGAGTTTATGTGACTCGTATACCTGGAGAATATTTAAACGACACACACCTTGATATGAATAAATTTTTAGACGGAATGGTATTAAAACAAACCGTCAATCTTGGTTCTTGTACTGTGGAAGAATATCACAATGAAGCAATATCACGAAGCACTAAAACACATTCTAGCCAACGGAAAAGACAAGAGTGATAGAACGGGGGTAGGAACCCGTAGCGTGTTTGGTTATCAAATGCGCTTTAATCTGCAAGAAGGTTTTCCTGCTACTACTACTAAGAAGCTCGCTTGGCGAGCGGTTGTAAGCGAACTCCTTTGGTTCTTAGAAGGCAGTGGTGACGAACGCCGACTTGCGGAGATCCTACACGGCACTAGAGATCCTGCTAAAAAAACAATTTGGACTGCTAATGCTGAAGCAGACTATTGGAAAGACAAAGCACGATTTGAAGGAGACTTAGGCCGTGTATATGGTGTTCAGTGGCGAAACTGGTCAAACTTCTTAGCATATAAATTTGATCAAATTCAAATTTTAATCGACGGACTTAAAAACGACCCGTCTAGCCGTAGACACATCGTTAGTGCATGGAATCCAGGTGAACTTGATCAAATGGCGCTGCCTCCATGTCACGTACTAAGTCAATTTGATGTTACAGATGGGCATTTAAGTTGTCAACTATATCAACGTAGTTGCGACATGTTTTTAGGTGTACCTTTTAACATTGCTAGCTATAGTTTACTTACACACATATTAGCTCGCGAGTGCGGATTAAAGGTGGGAGACTTTGTTTGGACTGGCGGTGATTGTCATATCTATAATAATCACTTTGATGCAGTAAACGAACAACTGTCTAGAGAACCTAAACAGTTGCCAACGCTTATGTTTACAACAGGGAAAAAAATCGCCGACTATACAGTCGACGATTTTATATTGGATAACTATAATCCAGATCCCGCTATTGCGGCGCCTATGGCAGTTTAAAGAACGACTACTTCGATTACCTTAACGCCTGTATCACTACTTGACTCTAAGGCAATAGCAAATACATCGTTAGCGTGAGGGACACCGGCTACAGCACATCCGTTATTGGAAGCTATTAGTCGTTGTCCTTTTCTTACGGCTCCAATTACTTTGCAAGGAACTCTTCCTTTTAGTGCGACATATACGCCACCTTCTAGGTCCTTGTTCATCATATAAGCTGGATTTGTAGAAATAACACCTAATGCACGATCACCATAAGAACTTGCTGTGATTTCTTTTTCGCCGCCTACTGCTACTACAGTACCTGGCTCGTATTCAGCATCTGGCAAATACTTTTCTGCCAAGTCAGCAAAGTATGCTTCGTTAGCAACACCGCTGAATAAGTTAGCAGTAATAGTATTACCGCCAAAGTTACCTTGGCTAGATCTAACTACAACTGTACTAGGACTGTTATCAGTGCTAGCATTTAATCCAACTGTTATGTTGTCGCCAGATCCTGGAACATATGGATTTAGTCCTTCGTTTAATGTAATATAAGTACCAGCAGTTAATCGTTCAACAAATGTTACATTAGCTAGAGAATTTCCGCTTAACTGGAAACCGCTAGCAAAACTTGCTTCAATTTCAATATTACCACTACCGTCAAAGTTTTGACTACCTTGTAGTATACCAGTCAACGAAATACTTCTTGGTTGTTGTAGTTTGTCAGCAGTTGCTGCCTTACCGGTAAATGTTGCATTGGAACCATTACCAGTTCCTTGATTCAATATCACTGCACCGTTTGGCGCAAGTACGTTTCCGTTAAGTTTAGCAACTACAGTACCATAGCCTGAAATATCGGTACCGATAGTCAATCTATTGGCATTAGTATCATAGGTCATTGAGCTCTGGTCAGCATAAACGCTTCTTGCAGAGCTACCAGTTCCTGGCAATCCGCCAGCAACGAACACTGGATAAAATACTCCAGTTTCTGTAGGTAAATCGGCTACAAGAACTTGATTAGCTGTTCCAACCGATAGTGAAGAAACAGTTGACCATTGTGGAGAAGATCCAGTACTAGTTAAAATTCTTCCAGCAGTATCTAAACCAGTTGCTAAGAAAGCAGTTCTGTTTGCACCAATTTGGTATGGAATAGATCCAGCAACACCACCAGATAAATTAGTAGCTCTAGTTGCTGTAGCGGCATTACCGCCAAGCCCGTCACCAGCATCAGTTGCAGTAATTGTTACATTACTTGCGGCTTGAACTGTTTGACTTGGGAAACTAACTGTTAATGTTGTTTGTCCGCTTGCAGGTGTATTTCTTGCAATGTTAGTAATAATTACTGTACCAGTAATTGCGGTACCAGTAACAGTTGCATTAACTCTCCATGTATCGCCTAATCCGGCAAATACCCATGGGCCTTGTACACCGGTTCCTGAACCAGTTACTGCATCAACTAAAATGCTCATAGTTAATGCAATGTTATCAACTGCGGTAACAACACCTTGTAATGTTATGCCAGTGTTTGCGCTGTTAGTAACTCTAATTCTTGAATCAACTTGATATCCAGTGACTTTATTAATCGTGAAAGTTTTAGATCCAGTAGTAACATCGGTACTTGTAACAGATACAATGTCAGAAAATCCTGGACCAGATTGAACATTACTACCAGTGACGTCAGAATCAGTAACTCTAATAGTTGTGCTTGTTCCTGTAACTGGGCCAGCAACTTGAGCAGTTGCAGTAGTTACTGTAATTGGAGCAACGCTTGGTCCAATATTAATATTCCAAGTTGAATTTAATGTAGCTCCGACACCGTCTGTTCTAGGAACATTTAAGTTAGATCTTGCGCCGGCTGCTGTGTTAGCATTAGTACCACCGCTAGCAATTCCTAAAATGCCGCCAGCACCAAATTTTCCATCTACATATAATTTTGTAGCGGCGTGTAAATCTGATGTAGGTGCACCACTTAGAGTTAATGCGCCTGTTAAAGTGCCTCCAACTAAAGGTAACTTAGAATTATCTAATACAGTAATCGAAGCACTTCCGTCAAACGGAACACCGTTGATATTTACTGGTGTTTTCAATGTCGATGCTGTAGTTGCATTTCCATCAAATGTTGTTGCTGAAATTGTGCTAGTACCGTCATTATTTCTTCTACGAGCGGCAATAGTATCTAGTGTATTAACTGCGTTAAAACTTGCTTGAAAATAACTAGTTCCTACTTTTACAGTATCTGCCTTAGTTGCAGTACCGTCAAATGTTGTAGCATAAACAGTAGCCCATTTTGCACTAGTGCTACCTAAATTAAATCCCGAACTTGTAGCATCAGGACGAATCCCAGTGTTATCAATTACCAAAGGATATACAGGAGTTGAATTAGATTTAACACTAAATGTAATTCTCTGACTTCCTAATCTTGCAGAAATTACTGGCTGGTTGGCAATCACGTTAATTGCTAGGTCATCGTTTTGACCTACTGTAATTCCTTCGTCAGCACTAACTTTTACAGTATATGGTAATGTTAAGATACTGTTAACTGGGCTTAGATAGTCTGATGGTAGTTTTCCGCCAAATCGTAATGCGTTACTTGCTGTACCCCAAACTCTATAATTACCAGTTTGACTTACACCGTTTGCATCTACGTTAGGGAAAGTAATACCACGTTTAATTTTTCTTGAGTTAACATCAGTAAAGCCTGTAATTGGGCTTTGTACAATGTCTAAATCAAACTCATCTTCTGAAATAATAAAGTTTACTACACCGTTAACTGTGGCAGCAATAACAGCGTGTGGTGTTCCTAGATTGTCAACAACGTTTTGACTTACCATCTGTGTAGTAAATTCGCCTGCGTTTTGCGGGCCTACTGTTAACCAGTCTTCAACTGGTGCACCTACACGAATTTTAAGCTGGTCTTTGTTAGTATCAAACCATAAATCACCGGGAGTTGGACTAGAAGGTTCTGTAGCAGAATATTCAGCGCCGTTAACCATCTTCCAAGTTGAACCAGAATTAGTAGTTGGGACTAATACTTTAAGTTTTTTATTAGTAGTGTCATACCAAATCTGACCTGTTACTGCATTAGCAGGTGCATAACTCCTGGCAAAGTTCTCTAACAGATATACAAAATTCTCGTTTTGTATTTCACCGTAGCCGGCGTAATTCTTACCGATCAACTTAAGATCGAGCGTTTGATCAACTGTACCATCTTGAATGACTGTAAGCGGATCTGTATTCCATTTATTGATATTATATGACATCTAGTAGCCCCTAAAACTAACGTTATTTGTATTTATCGCTCTCTATACTTTTAAATTAATGCAAACAACAGCCAATTAGTACCGTTTGCGGGCGGAGTAACAGTACTTCCGCTAACTGGTGCAATACAGATATACTCTCTGCCATTGAAGATTACTAGGTCTTTTAACGAATAAGTTCCGCCAGAAACCCATGCTCCTGCAGGTGAATAATCTGTAACAAACTCCCAGGCTAAACTAGTATCGGGTTGTTGTTTTACTTCAAATCTCTTATAAAAACGAGTTAGTACAACAGATGCAGCCGGTGCTGGAATAATTTGAGCTTCAATAATATCTTCTACTACTTGGAAGTTTTCGTAGTTATCAACACCCTTGTTTACTGTATTTCTACTAAAAGCAATAGTTTCAGTACCTGTTAATTGTGTACCTACTTGCACAGGCTTATATTCGATAGGAGCAATAGTTACCGCTGAATGACTTGCATGAATCTTAGCTATTGTCCCTAATACTGCAACACCTTGTGGATTATTATCTGCATCATAAATTGACGCAGTATAATTTAAAATTTCTATAATTTGTAAATTTGCATCATCCATGCCAAGTTCGGAGAACACATCATAGTCACTTATGTCAACTGACAAAGTTACTGGACGAGTACTTACTCGAGAGTCAACATATTTCTTGTTGGCTGCTGATGAACCTGCGCTAGAAAGATAATCTAAATCTGCAACATTTTTAATCAACTTGCCATTAGCACTAATGTCTGCGGTGTCAGATGTTAAAATTAAATCTCCGTTCCTACCAGTAATAGTGTTCTGAGCAAGATTCAAACCATTGCTCATGTTCAATGAAGTAATGTTTCCAAATGTCTGTAAATTAGAATTAACTACTGTACTGCCTAATGCTGTAGCCGTCAATACATTAGCATGATTAATTGTAAATGATTTACTTAGAGGTAAATTAAAGTTTTCAGAACTATCCCAACTTCCGTAAGTAAAATTGTAAGTTATTGTCTTGTCGGTAGTTCCTTTTAGAGTAATACCACCACCATTAGCATTGCTATCTGTAGCAAATCCGCCATTAACAATGTTTAGTTCTATATTTTTATCTTCAATTGCAAGTGTAGTAGTATTGATACTAAATGAATCACCTTCGATAATCAAATTACCAGATACTTTCAAATCGCCCACAATGTCAACAGCAGTTGAAGGCGCTTTATTAAAGAATCCAACACGCTGATTAACCGCATCAATGTAGATAGCAGTTTTACTTCCACCTACTGGTTGTTTTGTTCTAATATCAATTGCACGACTTGATTCGTTATTTTCAATTACGAAATTGCCGCCTTCTAATTTTAAATAAGTGTCACCTTGTGCTGTAGTAGTTGTTCCTGGATCACCGCCTAGTAAACGAACGCCGTCAACTGACTGAATTGTTAAACTGCCAACAATAGTTCCATCTTCGTTGTTATACAAGATGTCATCAGCAACTTTTACTGCGCCTTGAGCTGTAACTAAACTTTCAGCTCTAGATGCAGTTACATTAAATCTTGACCCGACTAAAGTACTTGCAGTAAATCCAATACCGATTGATCCGCTAAAGCCATCAATTGGTAACGCTGGGGTAAATGCTGTATTACTAAAAATACCTAATAGTGTTCCGTTAACAAATAGCTTTGCAATAACTTTAAGTCTATTAGATGTATCAATAATACTTTCTATCTTAAAACCGGATACTTGTTGAAGTGCTGTGTATATAGGACCAGCTAAAATTAAATCAACTCCATCATAAAACCATAGCTGATTAGATTCGTTATTAATCCATAAGTCACCCGGAACTAAGTTTAACGGTTGTGTTGCGCTAATTAGTGGGCCGCCGCTGGCTCTAAAACTAGTACCGTCATACACATATAGTCGGCCTGTGCTAGTATTATACCAAAGCTGACCTTTTATAGGATGTTCTGGTGCAGTACTGCTTGAAAAATTCTCAAGCATCTTAACTAAGTTTTCGTTGAAAATTTCACCGAAGTTAGTGACGTTTTTACCTATTAGTGTGATACTACTACTGGCGGTGTCGAAAACACCATCAGGTATATCTGCTAATACGTTGCCATCTGTTTTATTAATTCTATAGGTCATTTTATGGATAGTCCGAGTCAAAGTCAGTAAGTTTACCTGTCCAAATAATATAATTTAGAGCCAAGTAAGGGTTCATGATGTTAAATGGTTGTGCGAAAGGACCGCCTTCTGGGTTGGTTAAAATTCCGCCGCTTGTTCTTAACAATCTTCCAGCATCAGGAACTCCGCCGAGACCCTGAACTTTAATTGCGTCTGTGTCACTTAATTCTGTAGGGCTATAAGCGCCGAAGCGTCCGTTGCTAGCACCTTTTAAGTCGTGTTCGTGATCTGGTAAGTTAGAAACTTTAAGAGTAACGAATTCACGAGAGTTTTCAGGTTGTGAAGGTTTATAGTCTCCAGTACCAATTCTAACTTCAGTTGGATCTTCGTAATTGATACTTGCAACAGGATCAGTTACTCTGTTTGCTTCTAATGTAGTAGTTTGTATCTTAGCAGACACATTGTTTCTGTCCGGTACTTCTTTGCCGTTATACATATTGTCAGCGCCTAGTGGGAAACGACCCCTTAGGTCAGGCAACTTAAATGTATCAAAACCTTTAGTACCTAACGGATTACTAACTTCATCATATGCATCAGCATTGCCATATAATCCAGCAATAACATCATATAATGCTTGATAACGTGTTCGTTGAACTTCTGAGCCGTCGCACAGTAACCATCCCATTGGTGGTTGCAATCCAGCAAATGGAACAATCATACCAACTGGCATTTGCGGTATTGCTTGGAACAACACGTTCTTTTTAATTTTCTTTAAGCCGACTTGTCCCGCTGTACTCTGACTTACTAGGATATCGTCCGATTCTCCTAGGTCTGTTGCTGTTGTAATTTCAGGCTTGTCAGAAACAAACGTTTCGCTCAAAGTTGTTACAAATTGTTTTCTATTACCGATTGTACCAGCTGGGCTAATTGTACCTGGAATAGCTTGAGGTCCAGTTGCTGAACTATTAAATGTTACAAAGGTATTTGTTCCCGAAATTACGTTATATGTTCCGCGATATGCAGTTGGTGTAATGTTTGATACAACAATAACTGTACCAGCTGGGAACGGAACTACAGTCTGTGCTGAGAACTCTAATCTTACAACAGTACCGTTACCGCTAGCAGATGTAGTAGTTACTGGATTAGTACCTGTTCTACCGTCAAACTCAATTTCGTTACTGGTAATATCACCAGTGATTTCAAAAATCGTACTCGATGCTAAGTTAGTAGCAGAACCATCAACTGAACCTTTAACTGAACCAACTAACTTGCCGTTGAATTGTGTTGCGGCATATATGTTGTTAGCATAGATACTACTAAATTGTTTGCCGCCTTCAAGTGTAGGATCTGAACCAATGTTACTTCCGTTGTTACTTGTTGGTAAAATATTTGTGCCAACAGTAATAGTTCCGTCAACACCAATGTTGCCGCCAACAAATAAACTCTTTTCAATACCTGCACC